TTGTTATCTTTGATTTGTCCCATATTCTTTAAACGAATACGAGTAGAAGCGTGGAAAGGTAATGCCTTACCACCACTTGTTGTCCAAGGATCACCGAACATTACTCCGAGTTTTTGACGTAATTGATTGGTAAAGATTAAACATACTTTTTGACGAGCAATAAGTTGTGTAATCTTCCTCATAGCTTTTGATAAGACAATGGCTTTACTTGTAGCCCAACCATCTTTATCAAAGTCAGCATCCATCTCTACTTTTGTAGAGGCAGCAGCTAAACTATCAACGAGTATTGTAACCAATTTATCTTTACTCGATTCACGAATCTTTGTAACAATTGTTTCAATAGTATCAAATATATCTTCAACGGTTTCCAAATGAACATACAACATAGTATCTGTATCTATTCCAATTGCCTGTAAGAATTCGGCTGAAACGGCGGACTCAGTATCTATATAGACAGCAAGACCACCTTTCTTTTGTGTGGCAGCAAGAGCGTGAGCTCCAATTAAAGATTTACCACTACCTTCAAGTCCATTTATTTCTGTTATTCTACCAGCAGCTAATCCACCATGTGGTTTATTTGATACTGCTAAGTCTAATAAAGTAGAACCTGTAGAAACCCATTCTGTAACATCAGTTGGAGTTTCTTGTGCCCCATCAAGAAAATAAGCTACTTGATGAGATTTGAATTGTTTGTTAAGTTCACTAGCCAATACATCAGCTAATTCATCTCTGTTTGACATTTACTTCTCCTATTAAAACGATGGGGCGGAGAAAGGAGGAAACCACCCCACCGAACCCGCGGGAATTATGAATTAAATAACTTATCGAAATCATCTTCTACATTAGAAGATTTTTCTGTAGTAACCATCTCTGGTTCTTTAGCAGAAGTTTCTTCAACATCATTTGGGTTTAAGAAACCAGCAAGGTGTTCTTTCAACTCATCGTATGTTGGTTCAGCATATAATTCACTAATATTGGGTTGTTCATTTAATAGTTTTTCCAATTGATTGGAATCATCAGACAGAGCCGTTTGATTTGGTTTTACCCTAATGGTTGTTTTACCATATTGATTTCCAGCTTCAGCAGGTGTTTGTCGTTCAACAACAATGTCACGACCATTAGAAGCATCAGAAATATCACCATAATCAGGATCTGCAATTATACCAAGAAGTTCTTGATAGACAGTTTTACCAAATCCCCAAAACTTTACACCTTCACTCTCTTCACCTCGAACTACAACAGGAACAAATGTTCTCATTTTAGGTTCGATTCGTTTTCCTTGAATCCATTCATCTTTATTGCCAGACGATTTTAACTTGTCAGCAAATTGTTGAACTGGATCAGGTCTACCAAATGATAGTGGTGATAGGACAGTTTTATTAGGAACTAAACTGTAATGAAAAAACAACTCACTAAAAGGATTGTTCTTATCATGTAGATAAGGCACAATTCTAACTTGTGATTTTCCAGGTTGTGGTTTCCAAAACGAGTTTGTGGTTGTAGTTTGTAACTGATTAAGACGGCTTTTTATAGCATCAATATCCATTATTATTCTCCATAGTTATGTTTAAGTGTTATTGTTATCTATAAATATTTAATTAAAAACATTTAAGTATAACGTATTCATATAATATACGAATTTTTTTGTTAAAATACAAGCGTTATTTTTTTAATAATTGTTCAACTTTTTCTTCTAAAGCACTTAACCTATCTTCAATGGTTTGTGGCTTTGTTCTGTATGCCATGTATTGCGTATAAACCATATCAATCATTCTTTCTTGTGATATGACATTAGTTGGCAAATTGTTTTTGTTTTCTCCATACCATAATATAACATCTTTTTTCCAATTATCAAAGTCTTTTTTTGAAGAATTTTCAATATTAAATGTAGGAATAGGTTTTAATGGTTTTCTTTCTTTTAAGGGGTTGGCCTTTAAAAACTGTTGAATGTTTCTTTTATCTTGATAACCCAATAAATGAGTTCCTATGTTTGAATTGTATAACATTGGAGTTATTGCTTTTAATTTATTACTCGTAAGGATTGTATTGTAAATAATTCTTGATTTTTTATCATCGACATTTAAAATTTGAATTTTTTGTTCATCATTTAAAGTCTCGTTGATTTGTTCTATTGATGGTTGCATTTTTGTACACCAAACACAACCACTTTTGGTAAAATAATATATAGGTGAAACCATTTATAAATCTATAATCTTTAGTATCCGTGTAGGTATTCTTTGTAAGCCTTCTTTATTAGAAATCAGTATCATGTTTTTATATAAATCCCATGGCACTTGATAATTCGTATCCAATACTCCGTTATTAATTGTCTTGATTAATTCATTTAGAGCATTAATCGTATATAATGTGTTGGTTATTTTCTTTCTATGTAGTGAAATAGTATTCTGAACTAAATTAAAATCAATGTCGTCATTTTGGTCAACATTATAAGTACAGATTAATTCTTTTGGTTTATCTTCGTTTTGTAATACATAAATCTTATCAAATACAATCTTAAAGTTCTTTGTTATGTCAATAATTGATTGGTCAAGATTAAATTGAGTCGTGAATGTGCATAGTAGTTGTGTTTTCATAATTAATTATTTTTTTGTAGTAAAGATTGCCAGCCTCTCCACTTGTTTAGACGCCATTCATCATATTCCCTCTTTAATCTAGCATATTCCTCAGGATTATCTGGTTTTTTTGCTTTACCCTTACCAGCAGCTTTTTTCATATCTTCTTTGTACTTTTTGTACTCAGGATCTTTTTCAATTTGTTTTTTAAGATTATCAGCTGATTGTGGATTTGCTCTTATATCTTTCTGTAAATCTTTTATGTATTGTTTTCTTTCCGCTTTTTCTCCTTGAATAGCTTCAAGTTCTTCATCTATAGCATCTTCCTCTGATTTAGTTGGTATGGTAATTGAATTGCCCTCATCATCCTTAAATGGAGATTGTACGCCAGTTAAAGCCGTAATAATATTTTCTTTTACTTCTTCATTATTTATTTTTGCACCACCTGAGGCTCTAGCATCCTCATACGCAGCTAATGCCTCTTCATATGTCATATCAGTTTTTTTCAAAGTACCATCGGGTTGTTTTTGTATTCCCCAAGTGTTTGGATTATCTTTATCGGGCTGCATAGCACCATCTCTGGTTATCGGATACTGTTTACCATCAACTTCTGCTTTTCTAGTACCGTATCTAGCTATATATCTTGGATCACCCTCACCGACATAACGATTCCAAGCTTTAACCAAATTGGTAACTTCATCGGCGTTCATACTATCTATTGACTCTACTGAAAGACTAGCTATATTATTACCTTCAAACCTAGTCTCCCAATAAGCAATCTCAGCCTGAGTTTGCCAATTCTTCAATTCCGCTTCAGATGTTTCTTTATCGAGTTCATCAGCAGTTTTTAAGTCTCTCTCTATTAATTTAGATTCAACTTCGGTGTCGGTTAAACTTCCTTTAAACTGATTTATTCTAGCTTCCATCCACATCCAATTTTCACCACCATCAACACCACCATTATCCAATGATGTTATATGGTCTAATTGAGCTTCACTAAATGCAACTGGTTTACCATTCATAGGATTTACCCCACCTGTTTCAAGATAGTGTCTGATTACTTGTCTTTCTCTATCTCTTCCTATACCTTGACCTGCTTTGGGATGTCCTTCAGGATATTTACCCTTTAGATATTTAGCAGGAGGATCACCTTTTTTTCTTATGGATGCCATTAAGGCTTTAAACTTTTCTTTTCCTAACTTTTCCAACAACCTTGACTCAAAATCATCTATGTCGGTTTCAGTAACTTCTCCAATTTTTTCTTTTTGTTTTTCAACTATTTCCCTCTGTTTAGTCTCTCTCTCCTCTGGTGTTAATTTCAACCAAGCTTTATAATCATCTACATCCTCTTGTGTCATAGCAAATCTACCAGCTCCTGCCTGTTGGTCATCTGCTGGAACAAATAAATCAAGAACTTTATTTATTGTATCTTCTCTCTTGGATTGTGGATTCTTTTTTTCTTCACCACCTTCACCATCTTCTTTATCTTCTTCATCATCAGAACCAAGTCCACCATCAGGATCTATTTTCATTTGTTTCGTTGGTTCTTTTTCTTCTTCGTCATCATCACCATCGTCACTTTGTAATGCTTTAGCAGCTTGATATGCTGGATGTTCTTTATCTCGATTGAGTGCATTTTTATAAGTGGTTTCCATGTCCTTATCACCTAACTTATATGTTATTTTTGTATCAGGATCGATTTCTTTCTTTTCTAATA